ATGTATGTTTCTATGTCTATCATATTGCCACACTACTTTTTTATCAGGGCAAAAATATAATACATCTATTTCGCCCCATTGACTATGATGACTCATTGTTATTCTCTCCAATAATATCATCAATTCTTTTGACTAATCTAGCCATTTTATTTAAAGCTACTATACTATCTCCATTTAAATCTCTAAAAACTTTTCTAACTTCGACAAGTATATCATATACAGCTTCTATATTTTTAATTTGTTTCATTTTTCCTCCAATTTTTTAGTAGTTCCTGCAACTTCCAGCCAGGCAATATTAGTGCTTTTTGATAACATCTATTAATCCAACCTTGGAATATATTTAGAGTTTTTATACTACTACTAAATTTAATAGGGTAAACTAGTGATTGACATTGCTTATAACATCCGACTGTTACAAAAATCCAGTTGTTTACCCTAAAAATCTCTACTTGATAACTTTCTTAATACGTATTTCGCTAATTCTTCTTTTTGCCTATTAAGCCATTTTAATAATTTCATAAAATCTTTGTCTGTTAGTGGTCCCTTCCTAGTATTACATCTCATACATATCATTTGGAGATTTTTAGGAGTTGAATTGCCACCCAAAGAAAGAGGGTGAATATGGTCGCATGCCATATTATTGACAACCAATACCGAATTGCAGTACCTACATTTCCTACCATAAGATTTATATAACAATTCTCTAACTTCCGTAAGCGAGATTTTAAATTCAACTTCATATTCTTTGCTCCTTCTTTTTAAAGTTGTTCTTAAAGTTGATGATTTTTTCATCAATCTATGGAACACCTTTTTAGCAAAATGTTTATGATGTCTTTTTAATTTTTTGCTAAACTTTTCTTCCCAAATTGTTAACCCTCGAGGGGACTTTCGCCCCCTCTTAGGTTTACCTAGTTTACCATTGACTTTGATACTTTTTCGCATCTTTCTCGTCCATAATTAAGTCATTGACATTATTAAGCTTTAAAGTTTTCAGCAAATTATTAATAAGTTTTTGCTGATTCCAAACTTGTTTTTCAAGCTCAACCAATCTTCTGTAATTTTGTTTAGAATAATCATTAACTGATTTTTTACTATAACTTGAGTTCTTGTAATATCTTTTACCAGAACTTTTTGAATTACCTGTTAATTGGTTTATAACATGATTTAAATTAAGCTTCATAAACTTCTCCTAAATTAAGTGTTCTCTTGTCATAGGCTAATGTTAGTTGAAATTGAAATCTCCAAAATCCAAACATTAAGCCTTTCACTTTCAGTTCATCATCTTTTGGATGTAAAAACCCTATTGATAACAATTTAAATAATTGAATAAAAGTTTCTTCATCTCCTAGATGCATTCTTAATAACCATCCCATTAAACATTCCTCCTCATTCTAAAACTAGGCGTCCATTCAATTTCACAGTCAAATAACTCTCCGTCTGTATTCTTAAATAATTGAACATTCCTAGTAGATTTATTGGATTGACCATTCAATCCTATCACTTTTCTTGAAGCATTCTCTATTGCTCCTGAGCCTTTACCAGCGTATAAGTCAAGAACTTCGTTCCTGCTATACTCTCTGCTTACTTGGGATATTTGTATAATTATAATGTCCATATTTACTGCTAAATTAGACAATCCATGACTTATGTGTTTTATTTTATCATGCTCTCCCCCATAGGTTTTAGAGCTATCTATTAAGTCTATGTAATCTATAACTACAACTGATGGTTGTAATTCTCTAACTTTTTCTACAATTCCTTCTAAAGTAGGACTTATAGTTTGTATCATAAGATGTTCTAACTCATCTTTATGGTCATTAAATATGTCATTATGATTATCATTTATTTCTTCTTTAGTACAATTAGAAACTATTTGCATATGTCTTCTATGAACATACCAAGAAGATAATTCTAAACTCAGAAATAATGTTGGTATTTGCCATTCTTTGACTATTTTATTATTAACAAAATCTACTCCTAATACTACATTTTGAGCAAATGTTGTTTTATTTGACCCTGTAGGACCAAAAATAGTTACCAGTTCTCCTGGGTATATTACTGATTCTTTATTAATTCCAAGCATTTTGCCTAAATTTATCGTTTTTCCTGTAAAGTCAGTAGTTAACCTATCTTGGAGCTCTTCTTGCATTTCTGATGCTGTTTTGACGTTTATAAAGTAATCTTTACGTTTAAAATGAATACATTGTGTTTTACAATGGTCTTTCATTATTTTATCTTGACAGCCATATTTATAGTTTCTATTATATACATTTTCTACCATTTCGTTGATAGAAGTTTCATTCATTTGCTTATTGTTCCAATGCAACATAGATACCTTTGCATAATGACTAGGTATTCCGTGTCTTTTGAAATGACTTGCTATTCTCATTGCTGTAACGTGTCTATTTCCAGTTACTGGACCTTTATTTAACATTGATTGGACACAAGGGACTATATTATTTGGTTCTGATACTCTATTAAAAACTTGAATATCTGGAACTTCTGTTATTACTTTATGTTCTAATTCCCCGTCTCCAACTAATGTATGATAATTAAAGTCTAATCTTTGAGTTTTTGCTAACTCAAATATTTCATTAGGTTTTAAATTCATAACCTCTCGTTCTGTAAGAGGTATTTTAAATAAATTAGTTTTTTGATTTGGTGTATGTTGAACACGGTATATACCCGTTCTCATATAAATACTTAAATCAATTTCTGGAAATAAATCCTTTAGTGTTTGTTTGACAATATATGGTAAATCTGGGCTAGATTTAAAATTAAATAGCTTGCCTGATAACATTAGATGGTATCCAGAGCCAGAGAAGAAAGATTGAAAGCAATTACTTCCAATCTCTCCTCCTTTAAGCTCTACTATGATACTTCTCAGCATATCAAGCGTTTTCTCGTCAGAATTATCTGATTTATCAATATCTATAGGTATTTTATCTATAAATCTTTGACCAAAGAAATTCTTAAGAGAACCTGTTGTATCAACATATTCTTTTGCATCGTCTCCATAAAGGTATACTGACCTATATAAAGGTTCATCCTTAGACAAATATCTAGACAAATCTTTAAATGGTATTAGCATACCTCTATTAGCTGGAGTACCTCTTGCAATTTCTACATACATTATAGATTATCTAAACCGCTTCCTTGTAATGTATTTCCAAAAGAATTTGATGGCTCATCAGTAGCCTCTTTAATTACACCTTTGCCCTTTAACCATTTTACGTCATCTGCTAGCTTTGCTTTATTGGCTTCATTATTTTTGTATATTTTATGATAAACTCTTGTCCAAGCTTTATCACCTACTTTCTTAGGCTTTTCTTTATACACATATGCGATGTAATCTGGGTCATTTTCATCGATATTAGGATTAATCCACTGAGTATTTAGATATTCTTCAATATTCTCTATTTTAGTACCATCTTCAGTTTCCCATTCTCCTTTAACATTTAATCCTGCTTTACATCCAATAGCATCAAAGAAAGTATACATTCTTTTAAGTACGCTTCCACCAGTAATATTGCCTTCTGGGTCTTTATCAAAAGAACCTGCTAGTTTAATATTTCTAGTATATTCACTACCTTTTTGTTGAACTGTTACATCTATAAATACATCAGCCCAATCAAACTCATTACTTCTATCTTTGTAAGATAATATGTTTATTTCACAGATTCCAAAGAAACTGTTTCCTGTACTCATTACTGGTCTAAATATAGCCATTATTTCTTCTCCTTATAAATAGCATTCCACTTTAACTCTATCTCTTTGCCTCTCAAGTGAGGACTTCTACTACCAGCTTCTAGTGCATCATTTGACTTAAATGATACCATAAGCTTGTCTTTTTCATCATCTCTGTAAACATAGCCTATAGCATCACAGTCTGCCATTAACATATTCTTTAACTTACCTGTTAAATCTAGACTTTCTGGTTCTACTATAGCTTTACTGTCTACTACGGCTCTTGCCCATTTCCTATGTCCGATGATAATAACATGAGGAAATATTTGCTTCATTATCTTTATGGTATTTAATACCTTTTCTCTAACCATACCAAATCCCTTACCATAAGCCAAATCTTGTATAGAAGATACTTGTTCTTCTCTACATACAGCTTCTTCAGCCCATTCAGCTACTTTGTCTATGGTATCAAGAGCTACATACCTGTATTCATGACCTTCTTTAGCTTGTTTTAAAAGATATATTAGGTCTTCTCTTGTATTTACTGATTCTATGTATCCTTCTACCATATTAGCCCCTTGCTCTGTATCAATTATTAAACAATCTTCTAATTGGCTTAAAGCAGTAGTTTTACCTACTTTAGGAGCTCCATACATAAGCATTACTTTAGGGTCATTTGATATAGCTTTTCTTTTTACTTTTTTTAGTGCCATTTGCACCTCCTTTTATTAACGAAAGGGCTTTAAGAGCCTCACATATTCCTTTGCCTAGTTACCTGGATATCTATTCATCTGTGTTATCTAGGACTTATAGGACCAGTTATTGGCTCTTAAAGCGTAGCTAAGTTATAGCTATTTATTTAAATAAACAAGTACTTTTTTCAATACTCATTGTAGGAAAATGAAAAGATACAAATTCTTCATAAGGTTGTTTCTTCGCTATCTTCCTAACTGCATTTGCAATAAAGCTTCCTGACATATTACTGCAGTAACTTGTAGCTTTCATACTACAAGGTTCTTCACTACCTTCATCGTCAGAATACCATATTGACTTATATTTGTCATATGTAGGGTTTAGTATAACATATTGTTGATAATGTTCTGCCCCCATACGACCATCTATTAAAGCATATGGCTTAGAGTGTTTCCACCTAGTTATAGCTTTAACAGCATCTAGCCTTGATTTCATACTGTCAAAACCAAGTACAATTATGTCATTGTCATTCATATATACATAATTTTCAAACATTTTATCTTCACACATTACATCTACTAGGTCATTTATATCTTTTAATTTAGAATTTAACATATCTACTTTAGGATAACCTACATCATATATTGTGTATTGAGATACTCCTACATTACCAGTATCTACTTCATCATTATCGTAGAGACAAAAACGTTCTGCTCCCATTCTACATAGCTGGATAGCTGCGGCACTACCAATAGCACCGCAACCAAGTATATGGAAATTAAACTCGTTTAAATTGTCTACTAGACCTCTTGAACGCATATTAATTGCCATACCATCTCCCTCCTCCGAATGTATTGCTCCACGCAATGGTTTCATATTTATCTTTCAATCTGTTGTCCTCCCATTCAAATAATTCATTAGGCATAAGAGTCATTAATTTATTTATAATATCTTGTGTATTTCCTTTAATTACCTTTAATTTAAAAGGCAATTTAGATTTATCACAATTTTTATTAATATCTTTAATTGATTTCTTATAATCCTTTAATTTTATAACACCACTAACCATATCATCTTGAATGTTTTCAGCTTCGTCTAAAATTTTTGAATATTCTTCTTCAATTATTAATGATTTCTCATTTTGACTTCTAGAATAAAGACTTAGTTGTCCATTATAACTACCAAAAGCATGTCTATGCCAATTATTTTGAACTACAGGTGAAGAGCAAAGCTCCTTATAAAGAGTTTTCATATCATCTGTTATGTTAATCTTTGGCTGAGGTCTTTCAATAGTAAGAGTAGTATCAAAATGTTCTTCTAATGGTATACCATTGGCATTCCATAGACTAACTCTAAATTTATACTCTTCTTTTAAATTGATAACTAATGCCAAAGAGAAACTAGTATTTTTCCAAGCATCTATCTCTTTTTCATCAGTTGCAGACCAAAATGCAGCCATAGTATGATGTGAATGCCACCAAACAAACTTCATTTGTGGATTATTATATCGTGTAGCATGTTTCATCATATAAGAGCTAACAGCATCACCATTTAATTCAGTATTAGTTCCAGTATTTTCCTGCTCTAGTATTTCTACATCACCAATTTTAAATCTACCGTCTTCTTGTGGTACTGCTGTCATCAATCCTGATATTTCATTTTTATCTTCATCATAAGCTAGTTTAGCCCATGCTTGTAATTTATACCAGTCTTTTTCTGTAATATAAAACATTTCTTCTAATTGCATTATGCTCCTCCTTGGGTTTCTGCCCATAATTTCATTGCTGTTTTAATTTGCTCATCATCCATATCAGTTACAGATGGTACTTTTTCTTCTTTTATAATTTCATAACCTTGTTTTTCCAGATAATCGAATACATAATTATCGAAATTACCGAAATCTGCAAAATAACTTATAAGTTCTAAAACTACTCTCATGAAAAATTCATTACTATCTTCTCTTAGTCTTTTATATATTTCTCTACCAGTTATAGTTTCAAATTTATAAGAAATTTGATGAAAAGAATCTGAACTATCTTCTCCTGTTATGTATGCATCCTTAAACATTTCATCTGCTATTAAAAATGCCATAGCTTCAGCTTTAGTATAGAAATCATCTTTTTCCATATTTTCAACTCTCTTTTGTATTGCTGCATTTGTAGAACACAACTCTTGAAAATCACATTCTATAGAATTACATTTGTCTAATATAAACATATCTCTTTCAGGACTAGTAAGTTTTTGTTGATGTGAACTATCGTGTAATCTTTGTCCACAACTTGAAACTACATCAGAACTGTTTACAACAGATTTATATTCATTTGAAAATGATTTAGGCATACCTACATGAAGTTTATAAGGCTGATTATATGGATTAGAGATTTCCATATGATAATATTGAGCCCATTGCATAAATGCAACTGCAAAATTTAACATATTATTCTCTTTTAAAGCTTTAGAAATATCATCAAAATAATTATCTAAACAAATAGTGCCGAATCCATTAATATTATTATAATTATTTGAAATATAAGGATGACAATATTTTACCCAATTATTACTTTCATCTAAAGGAGCTATTATTCCTTTAGGTGTAGTAAGAGTATTATATTGTTTATTTAATTTATGCCTTAAAGATTGTGATACTATAACTTTTATATCATTCATAGGTATTTCTTGTATTAATTTAGGAGTTGTTCTCCCTGAATATACAGACATTACCAAATCAGATAACATAATATCAAAATAAAGCATTGTATTTCTATCATTTAATTGAACATATGGTACTATTTTAACTTTATTATTTGTCAATTTATAAACTGATTCACATTGAGATTTTAAATCGTTTACAAATTCCATACAAGTTTCAGTAAAAGTATCTAAGTCAACATCTTTAGAAACTCCCATTCTTTTTAATCTAGCTTTTTGAAATTCCATTTCTGATGCTTGTCTTCTAACATAGTTCATATAGTTCATTCTATCTTGAGCTCTTGTCATTATTTTATCTATACTCATAGCTTTTTTATTTAACTCAAGTTTTTTATTCATATACTCTTTGACTCTATCATATGAACCTGGTTTCCAATTCCATTTATTAGTCACACCTATAGGTTTAATATCGAAATTTTCTAATTCTCCATTGAACCATTCCATCTTATCAAAGAAGGCATCTTGTGGTCCACAAGCTAAATTATTAGTTTCTTCTTGGTTTAAATTGGTTAATTTATCGATATTTTCAACTTCTACTGTATGACTTCCATTAAAATATTCTGCCATTGCTTACCTCTTTGCTTTGTATTAAATGAAAGCTAAGTAGCTATAATGAGGTAAAGTTAATACTCTGATAATAACATTTATCACTTAGCTTTCATTTAAGATTATTTACTACCCACCTACTTTATTATTACTTGCATAGGCTACTAACGCACTATCAGTCAGTTCAAAATCATTCTGTCTAATAGTTCCTCCTACCATAACATTCGCTGATGCTGGTATTTCTAGTTCGTTTCTTAACTCGCCTACTGTTTTAGACTCTGTTTCTCTTGAGACGAACTCACCGTTTTCTAACATATTGATTGTTATTTTATCTGCCATTTTACTTTCCCTCCTTAAGGATTGCTTTGTATTGATTACCACGCCATTCAAATATATGTCCTTCGCCATAAAGCGTATACATATAATTAAAAGCATCACCAAAACTCCAGGTATCGATACCCTGGAATTGTTTCTTTTCTTCTACTATTGCTTCACTATGAAGACTCATTTCGTAGTTGCATAATATGAATATTATTGCCACCACTATTATTCCTAATCCCACCTCTTTTTTGTGCTTTCTTAACATTTAAACACCTCCGTATTTCTTTATCTATTAATAAATCTACTTTGTCTTCTAAATAATCTATCATTCTTCCTCCTCTATAGTAAATATAGCAGGTTCTTTGCACTGATAACATAATCCTAGTGCTTCGCCTGGAAATTCATCTACAGGATAGATTGGAGGAGCATCACAGCAATTACTTAGCCAATATATATCTAAATTATCGTCTACCATGGCGCTTCCTCCTTTATTTTATTTGTAGTTTGTCTTGAAATATCAAAAGCATTTCTATTTAAGAACTGAACTACTTCATCATAATCTTTTTCTGTTAACATTGGTATATCTAAAGGTTTTTCTCTATCTTTTAGATAAACTTTAAATACAGAATGATTTTTTATTTTTTCAAGCTCAAATGCTTGTACTTGACTTAATTCAAACACTGTTGTAGAGTCTTCATAATTTAAAAAAACTAAAGACATTATTAAGCTGATTGTCATTGTAACTACTCCTTATTTTAATTTTAAAAGGGAGCGTGAAGAGAAAACCTTGTAAAACCTATAGAATACTAAAATCCTCTAGGGCTAATCAGACCCTGTGTTGTGGTAGAGGTAACTCATATTCCAGGTAAAGGAAACAAAAGGAAAAGACTCTTCACGCTATAAATAGATAGGTGCTAAACATGGTGTAAAAGTAGGGCATGAAGAACCCAAAACCACCTTCCGCATTGCTGTTAGGAAGACACCTATCTTAAATTAATACTGAGAAAGCAAACAACTACCACTACGCTGATATCACGTAGCTATTGGACTTAACTGCCAGGTGTTGTTTGTCTTATATCTCAGTTTTTAAAATAATGTAACTACACGTCCCATTGGACACCTCCTCTCCTAGTTCCTCGTTACATTATCTTTTATGTGTGACGTCTATAGTATACTGTTTATCTCCTCAGCTAGCAATATCGGAGTGGCGAAAGCGTACTTGCGCCCAGCCTTATCACACATAAATCTAAAATAAAATTGTTGCGGCTCACGAAGGATTTGGGATTACCTTCACTATGATTACATCTCTATGGGCTTGGAAGCCTCACGACACATATAACAATAATTGTCATTACCTTACTTATAATTAGATTGCTCATCCAATTACATCATAAGATTTCACTATAAAAATGTTATATCCTATACACACCGAGATACACGAGTTGTAGTGTTAGTATAGGTTGATGCCGAGACAAAATCCCGCCTTTCGGCATTATTTTCTCTTTCTCGTCACATAGGCTTATATCTAGTCAGTTACGACCATATCACTACCATTTAGTAGCAATATCAGACATCTCTTAGATATAACTGTTGTGTGCTTTTATCCAAAACACTTTCACAACATTGTGATTTAATCTATAACATCAAAGAACTAATCGTCATTAATTCTTGTCTATTATAAATACCGCAAATTATTCTGAGGATTAGGATTATCACCTCTGTGTCATCGCCCGCTTGTTCACGATGTCATTTATAATAAATCTTGGGCATTTTTAAGTGTGCCCAGCACTTCCCCTGACTTGAGCATTTTTTTAAGTGTGCTCGACACTTACCATTCAACCAAAGTCTAATTAAATATCTTTGGAGGTTTCCAATTGAATAGCATAAAGTATTTATCTGTCTTTTCAGCACATTCATCACAATATGCATTATTGCCATCATATACTATTCTATCTGGTCTACAAACATATTCACAACGTTTGCATTCTACCCAATTCTTATAAAATCTTAATAAATCTTTTACTGATTGCATAATAATTTCCTTTGTCTATGTTATTAAATTTAAGTATAGTGGGGTAGAACACACAAACTACCCCTAAAGCGTCTAAATGATGCGAATTACTGTGTTTTTTGCTAGGCTGATACCTTACCTAGCGTAAAGATGAAGTTTATTGGTACCAAACCATGCACGGCCTTTGCGCATAGCTTCATATCTATTTCTAGATACAAAGATTTGCACAGCACCAGACATAGCATTTACTATGAAATATTCTTTCATATAATCTCCTTTTGGCTGTTAGGTTTAACGTTAATAATAAAAATGAAGTAACACATACAACATCTACTACAAGACGCTGTATGTATTACTTTATATAAAAAAACATACTCACACAATTATGTGCGCATACTCTACTTAGAGGTAACCCGTGCTAATAGAGTTACATAATTGTATGTGATGTTTTTACGTACAAGTCAGCTACCTATAGATTACTTAATAGCTTTAGCCATTAAATCATCTATAGTCGCTGCTTTACGATTTGTAACTGGGCCTAAATATGCACGCTCTGGAACAACTGTTCCATCAGGAGCGAAGGATTTAGGCTTCGGAAGTAATTTCCAACCAGAGACTGCCTCAAGCTTTGCTTGGTCAATGGTGGACTTTACATCCGAAAAGTTCCAAATCATAAAGCCTTGCTTACCTTCTTTAGTTGGTGCGATGTCTGCACCAATCTCAAGAAGATGAGTAAGTAAGGACTTGACATTTGCTTCAAAAGTAGCTTGTGTCATATGATTAATCCCTTTTATCATTTGTAAACAAATACTGTGAGCCAATGTCACAATACATTCGGAGAATGTTCTGGGGAAATAAGTAACCGCTATCCTATGATTTTCAACAAGCCGAGGCACCCCACACGGCTGAAAATCAAGCGGTACGGTTACTTGTATATCTAGTGCACCCATTCTCGTTACAATTTTTCAGAAATGGTTGATTTTCAACGGTTTAGTGGGGAAACTTGACATTTTTTTGTCTTTTTAAAAAAATCACTAGGAAAATATTTTTTTTTGTGTATATTTAATAGCTATGTATATAGCTATGTATAGAGCTATATGTACACTTTCTTAACTAAAGACAAGTATTTCTTGCATAGCTATGTTATTTATAGCTATATTATAGGGTGTATAACGTAAAAAATTTAATATTTAGGAGTATTTATGATAGTAGCACCATTTGTAAATAAACTTGCTATGGATAAGTTAAAATCGGATGCTAATTTAGGCACAGAAGCAGGAGAAGGAACAG